TCGTTGACATGGGATCGCCCCAATAGTCTTCGCCGCGCAGCCAGCCGTAGGATATTGATAGCCGTGGTGATTCTTGACGTGGCATTCTTTATTCTCCGATGTCGTCTTCGCCGCGCTTGCGAGCCGCGTAGAAGATGTCCCATTTAGTGTCCCAATACATATCGCCGTCTTCGCCGCCTGGGGGTTCCTGATCGCCAGGGTAGCCGGTATCGCCATTATCGCCGCCCCCATTGTCGAACGGGTCTTCTTCTCGCGGCGGGCGATCATTGCCGCCTTCCCCTGGGCTGTCGTTGTTGGAACCGTTGCCTGTACCTGGGTTCCCACCTGGGTTTGCACCGCCCCCTGGCCCCGACCCTGGCGGACGAGGCGCGACCCCACCGGGCCGGCGTCCGGGCGGGCACGCGGGCGCAGGCAATACGACGCGCACCCCATAGCCTTGCCAATTCATCAACCCGTCGCGCTCTGCATCAACAGAAATCGTGGCCGTGAGTCGCCCGCAGTATCCCGTTATGGCCGCAATTCGATAGCCGTCTTGCAGCGCCATTTCCCACGTATATTCGTAGCGCTCGCCGACCACGCGGTCTTCCCGCACAAGAACAGGAACGGTTCTATTGTTTGCGAGCCTGCGCGTCGTTGTTATATTGAAAATGTAAGTCGTCCCAGGCTCATGCGCGACCGTCTCGTAGTGGTGATCCACGGCATTCGCGCGGAGCGTCAGCCGATTGCGCTGCGTGAACGTGAAGACGAGTGAGCGGTTCGGCTCCGTGTTGAAGGTTTCGAACCACGGTAGGCCGTTGACGAGCAACCGTCCCGGTGGGAATGGGCGCTGCTTGCGAAGCGACAGCTTCAAATAGTCGGTGGGCACTTTCCTCGGCGCGGCGTCCGTGCCGCCGAATCCGCGCGGAACAGCCTTCAAGTCCACGTCAACGCGGTCGTCGTTGTCGGTCGGATCGGGGAACGGCCCTTCATCGACCCCACAGCCGGCTTCGAAGAACCACACGCGCGCACCGGCAGAGTGGCGAGCCGGCACCGTATCGACAGAGCCTCGCCCAATGGTGATCGTCTTGCCCACTTGATTGACTTCGCGAACAATCACGATTTCGCCGCCCACCAGCGCCAGCATTCCGGGGATGATGCCATCGAGCGTGACGCCATCGGCCAGTGACGTTTTCGCGATCTGCGCAGTCGCGTCGTAATAGCCAAGCGGCGCGCCGAGGGTCGCCCACGCGCACCAGGGCGGTTCGCCCTTTTTAACGAAATCTGATCCTACGTCTGCGCGCAGCTTCGAATAAATAGAGTGCGAATCTGTCAGGCGGTCGGACGTGCGGGCGACGCCGCTGACGATGCGCGCGCTAAACGGTGCCATGCCGTAGCGGCGAATCAGGAACGTGTACGGCGCTTCGAACCAGATGCGATTAAGCGGCGAGAAAATGCTATCGCCGCTTGTCACGTCTTCCTGCAACAGCGCGACCATTGCCCCAATTGGCAAACCGCCGTCGTTGGGGCCGTTGTTATCGTATGGCTGCATCACCTGCTGACCAAACATGGCGACGTTGGCTGCGTTCATCAATGGTTGGCGCGGATCGTCTTCGCCGGGCACGGGCTTCTGCATGACTTGCTCGCCGTACATGGCTATGAGCGCCTGCGGGCCGTCGGCGACAATCGTAAATGGGATACGGTAATACTGCCAGCTATCAAGCCCAGCGCGGTACGACATGAATTCGAGAAAACCTTGCCGCTCGGCGTTAGACCCGACCAGGAGGCCGAAGTCACCCATTGCCTGCGCCCAGGGGTATAACCATTGTGTGCCGCTGATGCCGACCTCGGTGCGCAACAGATCGTTGCCGGCGTTGTAGATGCGAGCCTTGTACACGCTGCCCGGCTCCGGCCCGATGTTGCCCTGGAAGTGGTCGATTAACTGGTCGGCCTGCAACACGCGGTCGCGGTGTGTCCAGTGCAGCAACAACCCGCCGTCGTCATAGCCGAACTTCGCGTTATTGAACCACGCCAATTCGGACGCGCTGTGTCGCATATGCCCTGGCAGGTATGGGCGCGAGAATCGCCAGTTGAAGGTGATGGGATTAGGGGGCGACTTTTCAATCGCCATAGTTCCGCCGCTGTGCGTCCAGGGGAGAACCTTCACGCCGCTTTGCTCGCCGCCCGCGTACACGCGACCGTCGCTTCCGACCGTATCGCTAAAAAACCAAACATCGGCTCCGCTTGGGTGCTGCCAAGGGCGCGTGTCGGCGCATCCGCGCGCAACCCTAACCGTAAGCGTCTGATGCACATCATTGTAGTCGATGATTTCAACAAGGCGAAGAATTTCTTCCTCGATCATGATGCCCATGCCGACTTCGATGTCGTCTTCGAGTGACGCATCGAAAACCATTTCAACGACTTCGATGATGTCTGAAAAGTAATCAAGGCTGTTGGCCGCGTTTCCGATTGCGGTGAATTGCCCCGATCCTCTTTGTTCGTAATCGCTATTCGCCATTTAATCCTCGCCTGGAAAATCATCTGATTGCGGAAGACCGTCGCGCACTGCCAATTCATAGCCACCGTGCTGGCTATTCGGCTTTTCGACAACCACGCCCAGGTATCCGTCATCGAACTCAATTGCGTTGAAGTCGGCGCGGTCGAGCGTGCCTGCCAGGATGACGTAGGGCACTTCAAACACGCGCCGACGTTTCAAGATCGGCTCGGCGCTCGGCTTACTCCATGTCGGCGGCACAACGCCCGTAAACGACTGCAAGGGGAACGAGAACACGTCCTGCACGGCGATGATGCTGATCTTGCCGTCTTGCAGCGACCCATAGTTGATGCTGCCGGCGCGCAGAACCATGTCGTAGATGCCGCGCGAAGGCTCGCTGATGCGAAACACTTGACCAGGGTGAATCCGCCAAGCCCTGCGGTCGAGCGTCAGGCGAAATCGCCGCAAGCCCTGCGAGTGGATGCGCAAGTCGCGCTGCGCCACGCGGTTGCACAAGTCAACAGTGGGTAGGCCGGGGTAGTCTTTCGTCTGTGTGTTGACCACGCCCCCGTTTGCGCGAATCTGCGACGTGTTCTTCGCCCGGCCAGGGATGGGGTTGTTCGTGACGGGATCGACGCCCTTGACGACGACCTCGTTGATGCTGCCGGCCAGGGATGCGTTGGCCGCTTCCTGAATTTCAAGCAGGCCGGTGTCATAGGTGAACACCGGCAGCGCCGACGGGATATAGTCGTTGCGGATCAGCTTCAAGACGATCTTTCCGCCCGTGTCGCCAGTCGTGCCCCGGTCGATGTAAACGACGGCGTTGATGTGGTCGATGACGGATTGGCGAAACTGCTTTACGCTATCTGTACGCGACCACTTCATGCACAGGCCGAGTTTTTCGTCAAACAGCGTATCGGCGGCTTGGCGAAACGACGCTTCGTGAATGACTGTCGTTTCCATTCCGCGCGCGAATATTTTGTCGGTACAAAGCTGATAGATGATATGGGCCGGATTCATTGCGCGAATGCGCTTTCCGTTTAAGTCCGTCAACTCGATGATGGCTTTTTCGGGATACCAGGGGGCGTCGTTCATCCAGCCGCTTAATGCGCGCCGCACGCGCACCGACCAGGGCTTCGGGTACGGATTCATGGCCGAGGTCAGGCCGTCATAGAAAAACGTCGTCACTCCCCTGAAACCGGGCTGCGCGCCGCCCCCCAAAAGCGACTGCACGGCGGGGTCGCACACTTGATCGGCCTTTCCGGTGAACCACTTGAAGATTCCCTGGATACCGCCCTCTTTCTTGTCACCGCCGAACAGGCTCGGTTTGTTTATGTAAATCTCGCCGGTGCCTTCAAGCAAGCCGTCGTCATTGTGTTCTGCGATTTCGTCGCCGACTTTGATCGTCACCAGGGAATCAACTGCACCACGGCAAATTCCCGAAAAGAATCCGAAGTAATAGCGATAGCCTACCGTGACTTTTTTCTTCTTCCCCATGTCAGCCCCCCTTCGCGACGCGGCGCTTCGCAGCTTCGATTGCAGTCAGCGCCAGGGCATCGCCGGTTTCCAGCAGAGCCTTTTCGCTGATACCTATGCGCAGAAACTCGCGATAATTCAAACCGTACCGATCAAAAAATTTACGCGCCCCGCCTGCGCACAAGCGAGCCGCGCGAACGTCGGCCATTGTTACTATGACGCTATCCATTACTTTTTCCCACCCTTTGTCTTGATTGGTGTTGTTCGGTAGTTGCCAACGCCCAGCACTGTCCAGTCCGACACCCAGCAGTCGCCGAATATGACCACTTGTGGGGTGCCTTCGTCCTTTTGCGGAAAGTCGATGTCTTCGAAGGCGACAGGTTGCGGGGGTTGCTGCTTCGGTGTGAAGATGGCGCTGATTAGAAGGCTGGCAACAAGCAGCCCCAGGCCGATGAACGGGTCTATGGCAGTTCTCCTAGAAAAGCGTTGACGAACGGTTGAATGGCGATTCCCCAGGCATGGACGGGAAGCCGCCGTAGTTGTCATAGTTGTCGAATCGTTGCTGGCATGCTGCCGGCGTGCCGGGGCATCCGTAGAAGCACGTCACCGTCAGGCCGACGAACAAGCCGTCGCTGGCACCGAGCATGCGAATCTGGAAGCCGGAGTGTTCTTCGATGCCGCGCTGCTGCGGGCCGAGCAATGGGTGATCCCATTCGATATAGCCGCCGTTGAAGCTGCCAGACGGATGCGCGGCCAGGGCTTCGATTTCGAGTATGCCGTTCGACGATGATCGAATGACACCTTCCTGTTTGAAGTTTTCGCGATTCGCTTTGCATGTGTGCGGATCGAACACGGCGTAGGGGCAAGCGCGCTGGTAGCCCAGGCGAAGCCCCTCGCGCTCCATCGACGCATCGACCGTATTGCACGACGCGCGCGCAACGCCGGGGGTGGGC